TGTAAAGGTAGTTGCAGTTTTACCAGAATACGTAATTAATTCTGTATCAATATCTATTCGACCAGAGGCGGGAAACGAGGCCGTGGAATCTACAGTAATTGTTGTAACCACATTATCAATTGCTCCATCTAGTAATGTTGTAACAGATGTTGGAATAGTTCCACCAAAGTATCCCGTACCATAACCATAGGCAGGTGTTTGAAAAGTTGGTCCAATAATAATGTATGGATTTACAGTTGCAGAACCAGAACTAGATGCAGTGCCAGATGATGCAACTGCCATTGTTACTGTAAAAGTTCCTGATGTTGGAACTGTTTTAACTTCAAAAGTATTTGTTGTAAAATCAGCTGCCACAAATCCTGTAGGAGCAGTAACACTTGAAAACGTAATATAGTCGCCAACCTCTAAACCATGACCTGCCTTATTAACAGTTACTGTTGTTGAGGCATTGGTGGTATTAAATGTACAAGAAGTTAAAGCTGTGCCAAGAGGTGTAATATCAAAGAATTGACCCTGATAATAAATAACTAATAGTTTAGAAGTGCCAATAGCTGCATATTTTTTACCATCTAATGCGGTCCATGTAAGTTGATCACGAGCTGGTCCTGCAAGAGTTTTATTAACTAATTCTTGCCAACCACCTATTTTTTCAGGTTCTCCATATCTAAATCTTATATTATCACCATCAATCCATTGCCCTTCGGCTCCGGTTGCAGTTTGTTGTTTATTAAAACCTGGCTTAAATTGAATCTTTTGTAATGGCATATTTTTTAGGAAGCACTATATTCCAATCTGTGTTTTTAAGCAAATCTTCTAAAAGAATATCTTTTAACTTGTGTGTTTTAATGTATTTATTAATTTCTGCAGCATCAAATACCACCCATTCTCTTTCTGTTTCAAACACAATTTTATCTGCCTTTGTTTTTAAATAACCTATTTTTTCTAGTTTATTATCTTTAACGTTTACTGGTCTAACATCAAATTTAAATATTTGATTAGATCCAGGAAAACGACCTTCTACATCCCATTTTTCATTTTTAATTTGATCAATCGTTGGATATGTAATGTCTGTTAAATTCTTTAAAAATTTATTTAACATTTTTATTATAATTTATTCAACCCTGTATTGACTAATGATATCATTATAGGATATATCTTTCAAGTAAGTCTATAAAGAAATTATGATAGAAATAATAGATATATTTAAACATTCTGTAACTAGAATAAAGTTAAAAGAAAACCTGAAAGAAATATATAACTTTTGTATTCATACAAATAAAAAACAAAAAGGACAAATTAAAAGTAATTCAGGTGGATATCATAGTAATAATTTAAATATAAAAGAACCTATTTTAAATTCCCTTGTTAATAATATAAAATTAAACGCTAATCTTGTATCTAGAGAACTGTTTAAAATTAATCTTGATCTAGAAATAGATAGTATGTGGTTTATTATTAATAAATACAAAGATTTTAATTTACCACACACCCATACTTTTTCTAAAATGTCAGGAGTTTTTTATGTCAATGTACCAAAAGATTCAGGGGATTTAGTTTTTATAAATGATACTAAAATAGACAATTATTTAGATAGACCCCATGTCTCTGAATATAATTTACATAACTCATCTATTTATTTTATTCCCCCTGAAGAAAATATGTTATATTTATTTCCTTCCTGGTTAACTCATTATGTTAAACCAAATCTTTGTAAAGAAAAAAGAATATCTATTTCTTTTAACTTAAATTAAAAAATGTTTATCGAATCATATCAAATAAATAAAAAAATATGTTCTAACTTAATAGAATATTTTAAAGAAAATAAAGATCTACACAGACCTGGATTAGTAGGAGAGGGAAAGATTGATTCTAAAATTAAAGATTCTATTGATTTAGATTGTTTTTATACAAAAAAAGATAGCAGAGCAGCTGATTACTATAATGAATTATCTAAATGTATAAATAAATATAAAGAAAAATATATTTACTGTGATCAACAACATAGAAAATGGGCACTAGTAGAAAGTCCAATAATTCAAAAATATGAACCAAATGGAGGATATAGAGCCTGGCATTTTGAAAAAAATGGCAATCAAAGTTTTATATTTCGTCATTTAGTTTTTATGACTTATTTAAACACAGTTAAAGATGGTGGAGGAACTGAATTTTATTATCAAAATAAAAAGTTTAAAGCTAAGGAAGGATTAACATTAATATGGCCAGCGGATTGGACGTTCACTCATAGAGGTATAATTTCTAAAAAATACGAAAAATATATAATTACAGGTTGGCTAAGCTATTGTTAAGATTTATAAAAAAATATATAAAATGTTTTATATAGACTATGAATTTAGAAAATTATTATTGGTATTTCCCATCTGCATTAACAAATAGATTTTGTAATGAACTAATAAAATACGGTAATTTACAAAAAGATAAAACTGCTCTTATTGGAGGATTAACTGAAAATTCTAATCTTAGTAAAAAACAATTAAAGAATATACAAAAAACTAGAAATTCTAATATTGCATGGTTAGATGATCAATGGATTTATAAAGAAATTATGCCATACGTCCACTATGCAAATAAAAAGGCAGGATGGAATTTTGATATAAATTTTTCTGAATCTTGTCAATTTACTAAATATGGACCTGAACAACATTATGGTTGGCATTGTGATTCATTTCTACGTCCATTTGATAAACCTAATCTACCAAATGAACATGGTAAAATTAGAAAATTATCTGTAACTTGTTCTTTATCAGATCCTTCTGATTATACAGGTGGAGAATTAGAATTTAATTTTAATGACCCAGGTAAAAAGAAAAACGAAAACATAAAGAAATGCACAGAAATACTTCCACGTGGATCTATTGTTGTGTTTCCTAGTTTTGTGTACCATAGAGTGTGTCCCGTTCAACAAGGAATTAGGTACTCTCTTGTAATCTGGAATCTTGGATATCCTTATAAATAAAATGAAAGTAATAGAAAATTTCTTAGAAAAAGAAACTCTTAATAATATTAAAAATACATTATTAGATCATAATTTTCCATGGCACTATAGTCATTACACTGGGAATAAAGAGGATTATTCAGATTCATTTTTTTACCATTACTTATTTGTAAATGATCAACAAACAAGTCCATACTTTAATAAAGTATTGATGCCTATTATTAGTAAGTTAAATTTTAATTATTTGTTAAGAGCAAAAGTTAATTTCTATACTAAAAAAAGTAAATTTATAAAAACAGCATTTCATATAGATGCTGAACAAGACCATACGGTTGCATTGTTTTCAATAAATACAAATAATGGCTTTACTTTATTTAAAAAAGGTAATAAAGTTCCTTCTATTGAAAATCAAATATTAATATTTGATGGAAAGTTAGAACATTGTAGTGTATCTCAAACAGATGAGAAATTTAGAATAAATATAAATATAGATATAATATAAATGAACTTTAAAAAGAATAAATATACAGTAATTAAAAAAGCAATATCAAAAGATCTTGCTTTATTTTTATACAATTACATTTTAATAAAAAGACAAGTTGCTAAAACTTTATTTGAATCAAAACATATTTCTCCATTTGAAACTTTATTTGGCATATGGACAGATGATCAAGTACCAGGAACTTATTCACATTATGCTGATATTGCTATGGAAACTTTATTGTTAAAACTTCAACCAATTATGGAAAAACAAACAGGGCTTAAACTTATACCTAATTATTCATACGCTAGAATTTATAAAAATGGAGATATTTTAAAACGACATAAGGATAGATTTAGTTGTGAGATTTCTACTACATTAAATTTAGGTGGAGAACCTTGGCCGATATATATTGATTTAACTGGTTCAGATAATGTTGTTGATGAATATAAAAATATAGTGAAACAAGATGCACCAAAAGGTATTAAAGTAGATTTAAAACCAGGAGATATGTTAGTGTATAGAGGAAACTTACTTGAACATTGGAGAGAACCATTTCAAGGACAAAATTGTGCACAAGTTTTTTTACATTATAATAACATAAAAACTCCTGATGCCGAAAAAAATATATATGATAAGAGACTTCATATAGGTCTTCCATCTTATTTTAAAAATGATAAATAAAAAAGTACTATCAGAAGTTGGAATTTATTCTGGACATATTAAAATGCCAGAGGGATACGAAATAAAAAAAGACGAACTTGTTAAAAACATAACAGTTTCAAATTATTATGAAGATATTAATTATCCTTTTTCTAAGGAATGGGACAAATTAAAAAATTTTATTGCAGATTATTCTAAAATAGAACATGGTCTATATTTAGTTCCTAAAAAAACATTTGGAAAATATTATGAAAGAAATGAAATATCAAAACCATTATCTGAAGTAGATCCAATTGATTTAAAAAATTCTCCAGATTATGTTTTGTTATATGGAGTAGAAATTGATCCAAGTACTTGTGAAGTAATAATTTATTATGATGATAATAGAAGAAAAGGTAGAAGTTATAATTTTAATTTAGAAACAAATAATTTTGTCATGTTTCCTTCTACACAAAAATATTACATTAAAAATAATAAAAATTCTTTTTTAAATTATATTCAAACTGTAACTTTTTATCACTATTAAATTCTTACTAAATCCCAAGTCTGAGTAGATTCGTTCCAATCATGTCTATAAACAGGATCTCCATTTGCTATGGTTTCATCTAATTGTTCTTGAGTTAAAGGAGGTGGATTTCCAATTGGAGATTCCCAACTAGCATTTGTTGAATTATAAACCCATGATGTATATGGTTTAGCGTTTAAAAATGCATTATGTTCTGGATACCATTTCCATCCAATTCTTGCATAATGACCTCTGTAAGGAGTTTTTCCTTCTACATGCATATTAGAATAAGTATTATAAGATGTTTTAACCCATAAATGTGCTGGCCAGTTATTATGTTTTTGTAAATATTGTTGACCAATACTTTCAGATTCTTGACCATTTTTATCAAGTAAATATTTATCTTCAATGTAAACAACTGTTAAAACAACATTGTCTTCAGAAATTTTTGCAAAGTGAGCCATTATTTAAATTTATACCTAATTATTATTATTCCAGAGCCACCGTTTCCTGCAGCTCCAGAATTAAAAGTGCTCCCTCCTGCTCCTCCACCAGTATTAGCCGAAGCATTGCCTCCTCCAAAAGCAGTTCCTCCACCACCATCTGGTGCAGCACCACTTCCAATTCCACCGCCACCACCTGAAAAATATCTTACACTTGGTACTGGACCTGTTGTTCCGTAATTTCCTGCTAATGAAGGTGATACATAAGAACCAACTCCACCTTTACCACCTGTGTTACCACTTGAATTTCCCCCTGTAGCACCTGCTCCTCCACCTCCTCCAGCTGAGAATGTTGCTGGCGGTTGAGCAACTCCATTTCCACCGTTGTTTCCTTGTGGTGGACTTGTTGGAGGTGTATTTCCTCCATCCCCTGATTCTGTACCTCCTGCTCCTGATCCTCCAGAAGAAGGTCCACCTGGACTTGGTGGAGGTCCTCCAGAAATAAGTGGATGTCCATTACCACCTCCGCCACCTGCGGATGTAATTGTTGAAAATATTGAATCTGCTCCTTTGAAACCAGAAAATGCTCCACTGTTTGTAGCTGGCTGTCCTCCTGCTCCTCCTCCTCCAACTGTTATTGGATATGCAGTTGCAGTTACTGGTATTCCTGTTGGATTAGCAAGTGGTGATGTTGTTGGTGCAGGTAAACCGTAAAAATTAGACATTCTAAATCCACCGCCACCTCCAGATCCGCCCGCTCTTTGATCAGGGTAACCATTATTTCCTCCGCCACCACCTCCACCTACAACAAAATAGTCTACATTGTTTGTAGGGCCATTTCCTGCTCCTGTAACTGTAAAAGTACCTGGACTTGTAAATGTATGAATTTTAAAATCACCATCAGTTGTTTCAGTTCCACCAGTTGCAGTAATAAAAGGACTTACCCCACCAGTAAATCCAAACCCTTTTGCTGAACCCGCACCTCTTGAAGATAAGATAGGCATAACTTTCTGGTCTCCTTTTTAAGCTTTAAATTGTGTTTGTGCTGCTAATACTGTGTAAGTTGATGCTGCTGTTTTAATAGCTGTGTAAGTATAAACATCATTAGATGAAGCATTACCAGTTGTTGGAGCAGCTCCACCTTGATAAACAACTGTAACGTTTGTTGTTGTTCCATCAACCTGCACTACGTTATTATAAAATGTTGTGTTGTCTTGTTTCGTAATTAATGCAACAGTTACAGATTCACCTGTATTTAAAACTGCATTTAATGCATTAGATCCATCTCCTCTTAAATTAACTGTAAAGTTAGAACCTAAATTAACATTTTGAAAATATACAGCTTGTGTAAGTACATCATAGGTAAATGTTGTAATATAAGTTGTGGAAATTGTAACACCTTCAAATACACCAAATATTTTAGTTTCACCATTATTTGTAATTCTTCCAGTTCCTTTTGGTGTTAGAGTTAAACCAACATTGGTATCACCACCTGTTGCAGAAATTACTGGAGCATTTCCAGTTGCTGCGTTTGTAACAGATATTTCGTTTACTGCTGATGCTGTAGTTGCAAATTTAATTTGCTCATTACCATTTTGATCACCAATA